GCCGTCCCGTTGCCCCGTCCCGTCCCGTTGCTCTTTATATATAAAAGCCCTGGCATCCAGGATCCGTGAACCAGGACGCCTCCGTGCTGGAGAAGCCTGTGGCTCACGCCCCGCCGTCCCGCCGTCCCGACGGATCTTGGTCTGTTATATATAAGGATAGGATACCCCGGTTTTTTCCGGGCCTCCTTCAGATGCTTCAAGCATAAAGGTAATTTGTTTACAGATAATGTCTTTACATTCTTGTTATCTTTGATATCATGGGAGATGTAAGTAAACAAAAAAGAGAGGATATGATTATGGGTTTTGATGTATATGGATTGAATCCAACAATACGAGAAGATAGCGTAAAGCCTGAGATTGATTGGGACACTAATCCATCAGGCGAGGAAAAAAAAGCATACTTTGAGCAATCTGAGAAATATGAAGATGCCAACAAAGGTGTGTACTTTCGCAATAATGTTTGGTGGTGGCGAAGACTAGCTCAATATGTGTATGAGAATACTGATCAGATTTCTGAAGATGAGTACGGTCGTTGGCATGAGAATAGTGGTCATCAAGTTGATGAAGATACAGCTATTAGAATTGCCAACACTTTAGAAGCTTTAATCAAGCAAGGACACACTGCTGAATATCAGATGATAGTTGAAAAGTCTATGGCAGAAGCTGAAGAGTTCAACAAAGGCATTGAAGAAAAAATGAGTGCTTTGCGTGAAAGTGTAATCAAGCTGACTGGTAACAAAGATATAGCTCCAACTAATTATCCAGAAATACAAAATAAAGAGTGGGAGAATCTTTATAGCCAAAAGTCGTGGGACGACAGTTATCCGTTTAGTGTTGAGAATGTTCAAGACTTTGCAGATTTTTGTAGACAGTCAGGGGGCTTTGAGATATGTTAAAGGTAACTTAGGACTGAAAAGGACTTCATTGGGAGACAACACCCCCGTCTCCCGTCTCGAAGGGGTTGATTATCGGTTAAGTTAATACAACCTCACTTTTTCCCCTGAGCTTCGGCTCGGGGGTTTTTTTTGTCTGCTCCCGCCGTCCCGTTTTGGGAAGCGATCCAGTTTGTCTTTATATATAAAGGATAGCATCACCAGGTCCTGAGAAAGTTGCTCATGGTTGTAATAATGTTGACATGTATGGGGATACATGGGACACTGATGATCTAAACAACAACAAAGGAGAAACAGATGCTTACAACATTTATTATAGGGTTTGCCTTCGGTGCCATGGCCGTGGCCCTCGTGTTGCTGATCATTCTAGATTGGCAAGATAAAAAAGATCTCAAGAACCGTGAAGGGAGGTACAAATGTTAATTGATACACTGCTACAATTGAATCCCAACGCCGTTGTGACTGAGCGTGATGGTTTCGTGGTCATAGAGATACCGGAGCACCAAGATCCGGTGCCAGAGTCTGATGCTAAGGGTGAGGCTGATACCGAAGCTCGTCCCGACGCCGATGTGTGATGGGCATACTCATGTTTCTCGCTTGCGTCTTCCTGGTCCTGGCGTTCTGGATGCCAGGACTCTTCTTGCTTGGTCTGATCTTCACCGCTGCACATTTCTTTTGAAGCCCCCGCCGTCCCGCCGTGGCGTGCTCTCGATTTCTGATCTTTATATATAAAGCCGAAGGTTACCGGGGCACACACCAGCTTCGTCCATAGCTCGTCTTTCCATACTCTGTTCCCCGTCCCGCCGTTGCGTGGTCGGGGGTTGGGGGATCTTATATATACATACGGAAGCTTCCTGCAGAGAAATTCCTGCTACATCTGCATAAAATTAATTTCACTTATTTGCTATATATAGGTAGACATGGGAGATAATAGGAGTAATATATAAGAGTAAGTTTTTTATTAATAACCAATAGGAGTAAAAATATGAATTTACAAAATCTTAACCAAAAATTTGTAGTTACTAAAACTGCATTACTTAAAAAACATGAAAGAGAATATTTGCAATCTTTCATAGATTTTAAAACTCAACATGATAGTGATAAAGCATTATATAAAGATAGTAGAAAAAATGTTTTAGCTATTATTGAAAAATCAAAAGGCAATACGATTGCAATCAATGTTGATGATGTTGCAATTAATTTCTACCTTACACCTAAATGCAGAAATACTGTTGATTACAAAAATGTAATTGAGACTATAAAAAGCATGGGTGTTATTGCTAACAGTACAATAGACGAATTGTTAATAGGTAATACTACTATTACATCTTATAATGAGCTAACTATTAAAGGAGAAGAATAATGCCTAACTTTGACTTAGTACAATTTGTTAATAATCAAGTAGCAGAAGTTAACGAATCGCAAGTAGCAGAATTCATGGAAGATAATAAAGTTAACTATGTTGTATTTTCTGCATTACTTGAAAAAGTAATTATGGATAGCCTATTAAAATATCAAGGCACAGCTCAATCGCAAGACATGTTGAATGATATTGCTGTAGGTGTCTCACCATTAATGAAAAAAATAGTAGGAGATAGAGAATAGACTAGTCTTAAAACTTGCTAGAAGTTTAATGCGACAAGGAAGTCGCATTTTTTTTGCCTATGATTTACAAGGCTCAATCCAAGATGCAATATGCTTTGATGCTCTTTATCACACGCCACGCACAAGCCCCAGCTTACAGCAAAAACCTCTTATATATCCTATTTCATAGATGCACATACTAGCAAAAAGTCTAGATATGGTTATAATTAGCTTATGCAGACAGACCTAATGACCACAGAACAAATGAGGCTCGAAGTAGAAAAGCTTTGGATACAGCATGTAAAGCTTTGTCAGGATAATTTTTTAGCTTTTGTTCAAGAAGTCTGGCCCGATTTTATTTGTAGAAAATCAAAAGATCCAAGCCAGTGGGGCCATCATCAGATTATAGCTAAAGAATTTACTGATATCGCAGACCAAAGAAAAGGGAGGCTCTTAATTAATATGCCACCTAGACATACTAAATCTGAATTTGCATCTGTTTACTACCCTGCTTGGATTATTGGTAAGTATCCAAAATTAAAAATTATGCAGGTTTCTCACAATACAGAACTTGCCGCAAGGTTCGGAGCTAAGGTTCGTAACATTATTGACTCACCAGAGTACAAACAAATCTTTGGTGATGTGAAACTGCGTGAGGACTCCAAAGCCAAAGGTAGATGGGAAACTAATCAAGGTGGTGAATACTATGCTGCTGGAGTTGGTTCGTCCATCACGGGCCGTGGTGCGGATTTATTGATTATTGATGACCCCCACACGGAGCAAGATTCTATGTCGGACACTGCCATGGAACGTGCGTACGACTGGTACACTTCAGGACCCAGACAACGTTTACAACCAGGAGGCTCGATCCTAGTTGTTATGACCCGATGGGCCGAGGACGATTTAACGGGAAGGCTCTTGAAGGCTCAAACCGAACCCAAAGCAGATTCATGGAAACAAGTTTCGTTTCCAGCGATCCTCGACTCAGGGAACCCAGTGTGGCCAGAATATTGGGAGCTAGAAGAGCTAGAAAAAATCAAAGCATCTATTCCAATTAGAAACTGGTCAGCACAATACATGCAAGAACCAACCTCAGAAGAAGGCGCTATTATCAAACGCGACTGGTGGCAGCCGTGGGAACAAGATACTTTACCTATGTTACAACATGTTATTCAAAGTTATGATACGGCGTTCTCGAAAAAAGAAACCGCTGACTATTCTGCAATTACCACTTGGGGAGTATTTTTTCCAGAAGAAGGTGGGGCACCGAATATTATTTTACTCGATGCCATTCGCGGTAAGTATGACTTTCCAGAACTTAAAGCCGTGGCTCTCGATGCACAAAAGTATTGGGAACCTGAAACCATTATTGTCGAACAAAAAGCGTCTGGCGAACCACTGACCCAGGAGTTTAGAAGAATGGGTATTCCAGTGGTACCATTCACGCCTACCAGAGGAAATGACAAACATACGAGAGTTAACAGTTGTGCACCCGTCTTTGAAAGTGGAGCCGTGTGGTATCCGTATGGTGAAAAATTTGCAGAAGATGTGATTGACGAATGTGCCGCCTTTCCGCATGGCGCCAATGATGACTATGTTGATTCCACGACTCAGGCAATACTACGATACAGACAAGGAAACTTTGTTGAGTTATACTCAGATTATAAAGATGATGAAGATCGTCCTGAGAAAACCTATAACTACTACTAGAGCGTATGGCAGAGCAAGAGAAAACAATTCAAGAACAGAATCGTGAAAATCTAGGTGCACTTGGTATCGGTGCGGGTATCATTACCGGCATCGCAGCAAAAACCCCTATTGGTCGTGCAGGTAAAAAAATCTATTCAGGCATTAAAGGTTTAATGAAACCAAAAAATGAGATTTCTGATCTGCCCGCAACCAAAGGAAATGAATTATCCAACGCTAGAATTATTCCAGAAGATGAAACGTTAACGGCGTTACAGAAAAGGCAAAAAGAGGCTCGTGAACAAATGGATTACGATGTCAATGTTGTCGATGATATTAAACAAAGAGTGGCAGATAATCCTTTAACGTTAGCAGGACGCAACACGGCTCCTGATACAGATGTCAGTGTGCACGGCTCTGCTTTGTTTGATGCCATTGCAACTTTTCCAAACATGGGTAGAAAAAAAGGTTATCAAGCACCAGCTCAAGCGTGGGCAGATTATTTTAAAAAAGGACAAGTCGGTAAGATAGGTGACGTAAAATTAAATGTAACGCGAGATGAGTTAGCGGATACCAACATAGCTTACTTTGATGAGAAAAATAATTTAATAGGTGGTTACCTTAAACTGGCACAAGATGAAAAGGTACCGGTATCGGCAAAAACATTATTAGAGATGGTAGCTAAATCTCCAGCACACAACACCGCACATATTCGCATGGGCTATAGTCAAGATTTTAAACCAGCAGCCGAAGATTTTTTTGATGAGTTTGATGATGTAATAGCAAGAGTAAAAAAACAAGTCGATGACCTAGCTAATAAAAATGATATAGCTAGGCAAAAGAATCCTAATGTACCCATCAATGCAGATGCAGTGAGGCTACAAGAAGACCTTGATGACTTAGTTGGATACTACTACTCCAAAGGTACTGATTTTAAAGCTAGGAATTTTGGTGCTAGTTCTACTCCAGGTAAAGAACTTGATAGTGAATTTTTAAACACAATGAGAGGAGCCATTAGTGGGTTAAGTGTTAAAAAAGAAAGGTTTGATGATTTGGGTATACCGTTTGATAGTACCCTTGGGCCTTTAATGAATAAATTTGACAATTTTGTTGGTGTGCTACAAAAAGAAATAGGTATGGGTAATTCGGTCAGATACAGCCAAGAGGCAAATTATCGTCTTTATGGTCCAGAAGAATATTTTGAAGATTTAATTTATTTTAAAAACCCTAAAGGTGGACCTACCGGTGAAAGTTTGTTTGGATCTCAATTTCAAAAACCTAGAAATAAACACTATGACAATATTGCAGATAATCAGTTGTATCACATTCGTTATGGTAAACGATCCTTACAGGGCAACTCTAATGAAAAAGTTTATGTATTGGATGAGCTGCAAGCAGATGTACAACAGTCAGCTAATAAAATATTAAAAAGCAATAGAGATGTAGTAGATCCAAAATACGATAAGCCAAGAATAAATCCAACTAACGCTGATTTTTTACAATCACTTTTTAAAGACAGACGTGTAGAAAAATATTATGAAATGGAAGATTTAATAGCAAATCAAACAGCGCTTACCGGTAGATTTGATACAGCGGCATCAAAAGAATATGCAAAATTATCTAAAGAGTTTGATGAAATAAGTGCAATGCAAAAAGATCCTAAAACGGGTAATATGAGCGTAGAAGATTTAAAAAGAAAATACAACGAATCTTCTGTACATTTCCAACCTATGTTGGATACTGAAAGAGGTTATGGCGCGCACGGATTAAAATATTTAGTCAAACAAGCTGCACGAAATGATGTTGACTACGTAGCTATCAATCCAGCTGAAATGGTTTCTTTGAAAAAAAGACCAGACAGACAATTGGGTAGTCTATTAAACTATGGTAATGCTAGAGGTACAGCCGGTTACAAAAATTATGAACTCCAAGGTAAAAAAACTAACCCAAACCAAACAGCAACTTATCCTAAAATTTTAAAAGACTTAGCAAAACAATATAAATCTGAAGCTAAAACTATTCAAGTGGCTAAATCAGATCCAAAAAAACGATTTAAAGTAATACAGGATGGTGGTTTTGACGCTGGCGAAGAAACTTTTACTTATGCTAATACGGAGCATCTTGCTGCATTTAAGACTAGACTTGAAGCGGAAAGATTTACTAGACAAAAAAGCGGGAGAATAGTTGAAATGGACGCTGATGATCCAGAACTATATTACCCAGTATTTGGCTTAAAAATAACCCCTGAAATGAAGAGTAAACCCTTTAAGTTATATAAGAAAACAGGTGGTCTGGTAGTTGATATATTTAAGTGGTAGAATTTTAATATGACAAAAATAGACCCAAGATTAAAAGAATTATACAGCGAAAGAAAGCAGAAGAAAGCCACTGCTGGTATTAGGCAAATAGCTGCTAAAAACAAATCGCTACAAAGGTTACTTGCTAACAGCACAGCAAGGTTTAACCCGTTAAAAAAAGTAGGTGCTATCCCTACTGCTATTCCTATGAGTGCAAAAACTGGGAAATATGTGCAAGTTAAATGTAAACTAGGAAAAAACAAAAAAACAAAGGTGACTTAATCATGGCTGTTGAAGACAATATTCAAGTAACGCAAGAAGAAGTAGATGCAGTTGAACCTGTTGATGTAGAAATTACAGATGAAGCTGTTGAACCAGAGCAAGTGCAAGAAGAGGCTCAGGATTTTTATGTCAATCTTGCTGAAGGTATGGATGAAAGAATACTAGCTGGTATGGCTAATGAATTACTCGCCGATTACAAAAAAGACAAAGAATCAAGAAGTGATTGGGAAAAGTCGTACACTTCTGGTTTAGATTTACTAGGTTTTAAATACAATAATGAAAGCGGTCCTTTTCAAGGCGCTAGTTCAGTGACTCATCCAATGCTTGCTGAATCAGTGACTCAATTTCAAGCGCAAGCTTACAAAGAATTGTTACCTTCTGATGGACCGGTTAGTTCAAAAGTCGTTGGTGCTTTGACACCAGAAAAAGAAGCACAAGCACAACGTGTTGAAGAATTTATGAACTATATGATTACTGAGGAGATGGAAGAATACACTCCTGATTTTGATCAATTATTATTTTATTTACCACTTGCTGGATCTGCATTTAAAAAAGTTTATTTTGATGATGTATTACAACGAGCAATATCAAAATTTGTACCTGCGGAAGATTTAGTCGTGCCTTACTATGCTACAGACCTAAAAGACTGTGAGCGTATTACACATCTAGTTCGTATGAGCGAAAACGATATTTTAAAAAAACAACAAATAGGATTTTATCGTGATGTAGATATTCTACCTAGTCGCATGGAAGATAGTGAAGTGCAAGATAAATACAATGAGTTAAGTGGTCAAAATCGTTCAGGTGATGCCGACGGTGATTACCAATTTAATGTTTTAGAAATGCATGTTGATTTAGATTTAGTAGATCCTGAAAACAAGAGCGATGAAAAAAATATAAAGATACCTTACATTGTAACTTTAGACGAAGGTTCAAGAGAAATATTATCTATCTATCGTAACTTTGAACCTGATGATCCATTACTTAAACGCAAAGAATTTTTTGTGCATTACAAATTTTTACCTGGTTTAGGTTTCTATGGTTTTGGTTTAATACACATGATTGGTGGTTTGAGCAAGACCGCTACTGCATCGTTAAGACAATTACTAGATGCAGGTACATTAGCTAACCTACCAGCTGGTTTTAAAACTCGTGGTATGCGTATTCGTGATGATGATCAGCCCTTTCAACCAGGTGAGTTCAGAGATGTTGATATTGTTGGTGGAAGAATACAAGATTCTTTCATGCAATTACCATTTAAAGAGCCAAGTCAAACTTTATTTCAACTTTTAGGCTTTGTAGTACAAGCTGGACAGCGTTTTGCAGCAATTGCAGACATGCAAGTGGGTGAAGATGGTAAAAATAGAGCAGTTGGTACGACTGTTGCTCTTTTAGAACGTGGTTCAAGGGTCATGAGTGCCATACATAAGCGTTGTTACTACGCAATGCGACAAGAATTTAGACTTTTGAACAATGTTTTTGCTTCATATCTGCCTCCAGTGTACCCATATGCGGTTTATGGTGGTGATCGAATGGTAAAACAGGCTGATTTTAGTCCAGAAGTTGATGTAATACCGGTTGCAGATCCAAATATCTTCTCAATGTCGCAAAGAGTGACTTTAGCACAGACACAATTGCAAATTGCTCAGTCAAATCCGCAAATGCACAATATACATGAAGCATATCGTCGTGTTTATGCAGCATTAGGTACAAAAGACATTAACACTTTGCTTAAAAAACAAGAAGAACCGCAACCAAAAGACCCTGCATTAGAAAATGCAGACGCTTTAGCTATGAAACCTCTTAAAGTATTTGAGTTTCAAAACCATGATGCGCATATTTTTGCTCACATGGCGTTTATGAAAACCAGAATGGTACAAATGAACCCACAAGTGTATGCTTTATTACAAGCACACATTAGTGAACACATATCTTTCAAAGCTAAGGCTCAATCTTTAATTTTAATTCAAAAAGAACAACCTGATGTAATGCAACTACAACAAACTGATCCAGAAGGGTTTAGGCAGATTTTTGATGGCGTGCATGCAGAAAGAATACAAGTATTGACAGAAGAATTAGTTGAACAAGAGCAGCCTGCTGATGATCCATTGGTTAGATTGAAGCAACAAGAGTTAGATATGCGTGCTGCTGACATGCAACGTAAGGGTGAAGAATTCTTAGTGCAAGAACAGAGAAAAGCAGATGAGTTTGACCAACGAATTGATTTAGATAAAATGGAACGTGAAGACAGTGAAGATGCTGGTAAAGAAAGAATACGAGTCGCAGATGATAAATTAGATATCATGCGTGATAAATTGAAACAGGACACTGGTAAAGATGAAAAAACTAAGTAAAACAGTACCACCTAAACGAGGACCAAACCCACAAGGTTTAAAAAACGGTGGTTGTCCATTTCGTGATGTAGGTGCAAAAAGTCCTTACAAAGGAGTTAGTGCTATTCAAGTCAAAGGTCAAAAATTTATAGGAGTCAAATAATGGTAGGTTTAATTGTATCTGGATTATCGAAGGCTGTAGGGGGCTATTTTGAACACAAGAGTAAAGAATCGGTTGCTAAAAGTAATTTAAAAATCGCAGAGATTGATGCTA